TTCTTTAGTAAGACGTAAAAATGCTTTACGAGTCTTTGGATTATCTGCCAATTTCTTGGACAATTCAGCCAATGAATCTCGTTCTTCAAAACTCATATTCTCTAATGACATACTACCCCCTTAATTAATTAAATTACTTTCTTGCCGTCACCGGGAGGAACAATCTTCATCTGATTATTCTCTGCAGTTTTTCTTGCAGAATCTAATCCACCAAAACGTGAGTAACGTGGTGTGTTGATAATTTGTCCATTCTTCTGGTTGTCGTCAAGCGGTCTACGTGGTTGACCGGCTCCTTTTGGTTTAAATAAATCCATAATTCTTTCCTTTACATGGGTTGAGGACCTGCACCACCCGGAGGAGGAGCAGATGGAACTGGTGGAGGAGGCATACCGCCCCCGGCTGGACCTGCCGCAGGAGGAGTACCCATTGCATTGGGTCCAACACCTTTTGGTAGGGATTGTAACATCTGTAAAATTTCAGATTGTTGCAATTCGTTTGTTTTGCCTTTACGTGGACCGATGACACCGGTTAATGCACGAATAGCAGCTAATGCTTTTTGACCTTGCTCGGATTCAGAACCCAGAGCAGGTAAGGCTTGTTCAATCAAGTCCATTGCCATCGATAAATTAATCATTGCACCTTCTTGTGAACCCATCTTCGGTTCTGGTGTAGACATAGGTGAGGCAATTGGAGGAGTGCCTGCATCGGACATACTATCCATTGGAGCAGGACTAGGTGTAGGAGTTGGTGTAGCAGCAGGACCTTTTTTTCCTCTGCCCATTAATTCCATCAATTTGTCTGGTGATGCAGCCATTTAAATTTCCTATCAAGTTACAAGAAAGATTAAACCTTTCTATCAGTTTGTCAAGTGGGGGATATATTTCTATTCCCTCCCCCATGGGAGGTTTAATTGGTAAGCACCAATAATCCTTGCGGATTACTTACGTGACTTACGTCCTTTTCTAGCTTTACGCATTGTCATCTCCTAACGAGGCGGCGACCTATTTAAGGCAAGGAAGCCACAGCCTTTTTGCTTCTCACGCAAAACCAGTACTACCCCCGACCTGCGTCCCTACTACTACGACCGCCCATCGGACGACCATAGGTTTTAATATTCGTGGCACGATATTGCAATGTAGGACTTACATCTTTCTTCAAACTTCCAGCAGTCACTCTAGGTTGGTCTGCTTTCGGTTGTACGTTGCCTCTCGTTGCCATTTATGCCACCTTTAAATTCGGTTTACTCTTTTCCTTGGAACCAGACTCCTGTTTACTTGCCTGTTGTTTTTCTTCCAAAGACTTCAATCTTTCTTTTAACAATTGTTTCATTGGAGGCTCTAATAAGTCAAGTAGAGATTCCTTATCAATTGCACCTGCTTTAAACAAATTAAATGCTAAGTTTCTCATATCTTCCATAAAGATTGGTGAGTTACTATGTGCATCTACTTTCACTGCATAATCTCTTGTAAATTGTTCTGCTATGAATGGTATCTTCTCAGGTTCATTCTCAGTTGTAAAGTGCGTATTGTCATAAACCGCCATTAATTTTAGATACAGTGTAGCTACCTTCTCTAAACTATCTTCGACAATCAATGCTCTCTTCTTCGCTCTTGAACTACCCAGTCTTGCAAGTTGTGAGGCATGACCTGTAGAACGTACTCCTGATTCACCTTTTCCGGACAATACATTGGTAATTCCAGATACTTCTTCAAACATTGCATCAATTCTGTCTAACTCGGCAAACAAATCTGCTGGCATTTGTGGTGCTAACTTATCCACTTTTGCACCGGGCATATCGGTTGATAAATAAGAACCTGCACGATTCAGAGCAAAGTTCTTTTCATCCATGATGCCGGAGAATCCACTAATCATCATGGGAGGATTAACTTGTTTGGCAAGAAGTTGTGTAATCTCATCAAAACGCTTATTACGAGATTCTTGTAACAATATCATTCTTTGTACTTCACTCTGTCCCCAATAGTAATCGTATTGTGGATTAGGACATATTTGTACAAAAGGAAGTTCACCTTTTAAGAATACTTTTTCACCGGGTCTGTCATAGATAATGACATTCGGGTTTGCAATGGTGACGACTTGATAATCACTAATGTCATCATTCCAGAGCCATAACTCTTTCATTTCTACGGTATCTTCTGCAACCTTTGCTTTATATTTATTAAAGTTATTGAGTTGCATATTGACGTTACCAATCATGTTTTGTTGTGATTGCGATAAAACAACACTCAAACCGTCCGGTACTTCATTATGAATTTGTTGTGCATAAGACGCATTAACCCGAGCAACAATTTGCTCTCTCTTGGGATGGTCATACAGTCTGGCATAGAGTTCAGACTTGGTAATGTAGTAAGTATGTACTAAGGCTTCTTGCCTAGAGGTATATGGTACATCTTCTCTGAGAACACCGATACTGCTAGGTTCAATCATAAAAGGCTGTATACCTTTGTTGTAAATCAGTTTAATAAAAGATGTGTTGTAGACTAAAGCCCATGTAAGGGCTGTTGAGAATACTTGGTCAGCATTAGAGTTGAGCCATTCATCATTGAGTGCTTGTGTCAGTTTAGGAACTTTGTATTGTTCTCTGTCGTCAACAGAAGCACCGAGATTGATGGAGAAACGAGTTGTTTCTGAAGAATATAAGAAGCTAGTAAGCTGGTCAATATGCGGATGAATCTTGTTAAAGACAGCAGGATTTTCTTCCTCTGAGTTTCCAAACAAATAAAAAGACCGAAGATTGGAGTAATCGGTCCTACGTTCTTCAATGGATACTTGACACTTTCTAATCAACTCTTGATAGAAAAACTGTCGTTCATCAGGATTCGGTGGAATTATCATGTTTTAATCTTCAAGTTATCAGGGTCACGCATAGTTGCTTTCGGGTCTGTCACAGGTCCTCTTGTAATACCGGCTTGTGATGGACTTAATCCTACAGCTTCTCCTCTTACAGATTGTACAGCTCTTCCTGCTAATATACTCTGCATATTGAGATTTTGGAACCCTCCACCCCAAACTGCAGCATCTCCGGCTCTTGCTTCACGTGGAACATCTGCTGGCGGTGCTTCTTTTGCACCATACTTTTTCAAGTAACCAGATTGGTGTTCACCTTCACGTGTTGACTTAATATCTGACATCTTAAAGTCAATTGCCAATTGTTTCAAGGTTTTATCGTTCTTTTTTGTTTTCTCACCCACTAAACCCGGTGGTTGTAAAAAAACCATCATTACCTCGCCCGAACACTGTTTCATCGGACATACTGCTTGTCTGCTTTCAAAGTAACCATGTTCACTGCATTTATAGTCGTGTAATACCTTAGCCATACTTTCCCCCTAACTGTTCATCTAAATGACTGCCTGAATAATCTGCTGCGTTACGAATTCCTACCTTAATCTTAATTTGTCCATCTACTATTTGTAAACCCGTACTCCTCTCATACACTGGTTTAGCTTCTTTCCTAAACTGTACAAACCTTGTATTGTCTCTATTTTGCATGATGGCGACTTCACCACGCTGATAGGCGGCATACGCTCTCGATACTCGTATTTGCGTATTTTCTGTCATTGGCTCTATCTCATTAATGAAAACATCTCGAAATAAACTAAAACTAATGCCACACAAGTCAGCAAAAAGGTGTAAGGAGATTCCTCTATTCTTATCTTTTGCAAAGCGTTTTATCTCTTTTAAGAGTTGTGCTTTAGGCAATATAGGGTCTCTCATCCGTAGACTCCTATTCTTTTTAGATAATCACTCACATTTCTACCGACTGCAATTTGTTCTGGTGTATAAGATTCTTGTGATTGAGAAATGGATTTTGTAATTCCTTGTTTGATGAGTCGTGGCTGTACTTGTTCAGCATAGGCTGCTGCCGCTAATGCTGCTGCAATTACTCTATCATCTTTGTTTCTACCACTGGCTTCAATGCTACCACCGTCTCTCACAATCGTTTTCATTTCTTCAATAAGGTCAATGCTGACAATATTCATCATGCCTCTTTCAAAATAATCTTTCATGTAGGAGAGCATCCTCTCTTTGGTACTACTAGTGGTTAACCAACCGATACTGTTACTCGGTCCACCAAGGGTGTCATTTCTTCGCCAGATATAGTTGGACATGGAACTATAGACATCCATCAAATCTTTTCCTATTGGTCCTTTCATAGCTGCTGCTTGACGTTTTAAGTTTCGCATCTCATTAATCACAGCTTGACCCGGACCATTGATTTCAAG